AACAACTTATAGAAAAAACACTTTAATATGAAGGCATTACATAACACATATTATAATATTCTTGAAAAATGTGCGGTTTTTACCAATCATATTCATTCAGGTAGTGCCAATACATTATTATCAGTTTTAATTATAACAGTAGTGTCTTTTGGTATTATAAATTCTATAAACGATAACAATCTTGCTATGAAGAAGGAAGAATCTAATCGTCTTATTAAGCTCGCAACGATTGAAGCCGAGGCCAGATTGAATGCGGTAAAATATAACGCAAATATAAAAGAAACGGATTATACAGTACCTTCACATGCGCCTGTTAATGTTTATATCGACACACGAAATACCAAATATACTATTGGTGCTACTGATAGTGCTACCGAAATTTCTATTAGTACTATAAAAGTAAAAAGTATTAAATATACAACCCAACAACAAAAATTGCTGACAGATGCTTTTCGTATTGGGAAAGAAGTAGGATTTCCTGAAACTATTCAATCTTTGTTATTACAAGAAACCCGGGCCGGTGCTTATGGTGATAGAATTGGTGATATTAGTTTACCTGTGGGTAAACGTAGTTATGGTGTTATGCAAATAAAAGAAGCAACTGCACGCAAAGTATTGAAAAAACGTGCTGATATCGTACTTAAATACTTTCCAAAAAGAAAAACTTATAAACGGTTACGGGGTGAAGAAATTATAATTAAATTAATTCAAGATGATGAATTCAATATACGTTTGGCTGCATTAAACTTTGCTATGCATCGCGAGCGTTCGCAAAATTGGGCACATGCTGTTGTAGCATATAATACTGGCCAGTTCGCCGCCAATAAAATTCAGGATCACAAACAACATGATTATTATAATCATGTTGTTAAAAAGCTTATATCTGAAGTAAGACCTTTTAACAAAAAGACAAAATTATCTTTATAAGCGCTTGACCATCTATTCTTCTTATGTTATAATGTGCAAATACGCATAATAATAGGAGAATAATAATGGCAATAGTGGTAAGCGAAGAAGATCGTAAAGCAATGAAAGCAATGATTGTAGAAATGACAAATTGCCTTGAGCGAATTGAAGGTGAAAAGGAACAAATGAAAGAAATTGCTGGCGAAGCAGAAGAGAAATTCAAAATTAAAAAGAAATTTGTTAACAAAATGGCAAAAACAATGTTTAAACATAATTATGCAGATTTACTACAAGAAACAGAGCATTTTGAATTCTTATATGAGGCAGTTGTTGAAGGAAAGATTTTAACAGATTAATAAAATTCTTGCCAATTTATAGAAGCGTAAGTATTAGATGTTGAATTGGTTGTTCTTGCACATATAGAGTATATAGTTGAGGCATCACCGTTTATATTTAATGAAAGAAAAATTTTAGATAATATTTCCGCTCTAATACTTCCAGGTCTTCCTCCGCCCTGTTGTGCGGCAGGTATATAGAAAGAAGATACGGCCTCACCACCACTAACGGTAGTGGCGCTAGTATTATATTCTACTATGCTATTAGTATTAGCAGATGACCATGTTACCGTACCACCCAATGTAGGATTTCTTCTAATTTCTACTAATATGGTTTGCGATGCTGTAGATATTGAGTGTTCGGATGGTACAACAAAGCCGCGATTTATTATACCATTAAAAATTAATTTTGGTCGGATTGAAATTAAAGGTATGAGAGTGGTACCTACTGATTTAGCTGTAATCTGATTTGAAGCACTGAAACTATAACCTGTTCTTTCATATCCCCCCTCTGCAATAACAGTAGTACATATCTGTCTAAAAGAAAGCGGCGATGGTAAAATTCCAGTATTTTCAATTTCATATCGTACTGGTAAATTAGCAGTAGCCATATAAGGAGCAACTGCAATATTAGCATGTAAGAATTCATGAACATAAATGATTTTACCTGCAAATACAAACCCCATTCGTACTCTACCAACACCCAACCATTCCAAATCTATTAAGAATATATGTGCAGCGCTTGAATCAATACTAATCCCACTCGGACCGGTGCCATCTAATTTATCCAAATTCCATAAACTATTTTGGACATTTGTTTCAACTACAGAACCAGATATAGAACTTCGACGTACAACCGATAATATACCACCAACTTCCTCAAAATATAAACCATCATTTGCATCAAAATATCCTATACGTTTACGACAATATGGATGACCAGCGCCAAACGCGCCTGTTAATAATACGAGTTGTGATTTACCTGGTTGATATCTAATATATTGTCTTGATTGTCTAATGACTTTATCACCAGCCGCAGTAGTTACACCCATATCTACAGAAGAAACGGGGGCTTGATGGATTGATGTTCCGCCTCCCGTTAATTGGGTTTCCCATAAAAAAGGCTTTTCGTTGTGTTGTAACTGACTATCAAATAAAGTATATGGTTGTGATGTACGTAGACGTTGAAATGCATCCATGTTTGAACTATCAGAAAATTTAACTGTAGTATCAGGAAAATAAGACATTAATTAATACCTTTACAGAATATGCCAAGTAGAATTATCGTTCATTATTATCATATTGGTGTATTGACCAACAATGGTTTTAAAAGTGGCATTATCTATAGTATCAGCAGGTGATCCCGCACCGGTAACAGTAACAGTATTTCCTGAATTATCAACGCGTTTTATATTTAATGGTCTATTGCGTTTATCCGTAACCGGATGTAACGATATAGTAATATCACCAGCAGAGGCGTCGATTAATAATAAATCATGTGTGGGAAGCGCCTCGTGGGTTCCTGTGGCAACAGGCGAGCCAGTTGCCGCCACGTTTATAATTGTCCATTCAATTCCAAAACCACTATCTACTAAATCACCATCTGTATCTAACGTAGGAATATTATTCAATGTTCCAAATACGGCGGATCCAAGAGGTTTCCACACCACCCCATCGTTTGTGAAATCCCAACGGGGTGTTACTACAGGCGGGCTGCCCATCTCTGCCGTTTCATTAAACCGAATCCATACTGTGGGAAGAAGATCGCGATCTATATAAAGTCCACTGTAATTTATAGTACTACCCCCATAATTCAATGTAAAAGTAGGACTGGGTGTATTATCAAAATCTGTTTTTGTTGCTAAACCATTATTAACATAGACAATAGTGGCAAAATCATTTAATTGTGTTTGACTTACGCTATCGGGTGGGACTGACCATAACGGACGAACATCAAAAACCATGTCGGCAGTGATGGCCGTTGTTGTATCTCCAACAAAAATCGCCGCTAAGGGAAGCTCATCTTGATACAGGCTTGGTACTGGTAATACGGGTGTACTAGAAGCAATACCATTAACAACATTTAACACCCCTGTGTCATTTATAGTAAGTAGAACCCACTTAGCATCAGAGGTGGGGGCAGTTATGGTCGGAGAAGTACCTCCAATATATTCCATGTGTGTTCTTGCCGCTGTCCAAAAAGAACCGGCAGATACCTTCACTGTCATGTTGGGGCTGGCTTGTGGTTCAACCTTTAGCGGTGTAAAATATGAACCTAATTTCTTAGAGGCATCGCCTTTTGGTGGGGTTGAAATCATAAAAACTCCTAATTAATCCAAAATATGTTTGTTAAATGTATTTATCTAAAGGGTATAAAAACATAACTTGACACATGATTATATATGGGATATCATAGAATTAATAATAAGGAGAATAAATGGGGTATATCAATACAATAAAAATAAACAATGATATTCACGTTTGGGAACGAAATAATGGTAAAAGAGAAGTAGTAAGCTATCCAGCACCATATTACTTTTACACAAAATCTAAAACTGGCACATTTACAAGCATGTATGGTGATAAATTAGAAAGACATGATTTCACCAACAATAAAGACTTTAACATAGGACGCGCTGGTTTTGTGGCTAGGGGTGTGGAATTATTTGAATCTGACATTTCACCAGAATTAAAGCTTTTATCCGCCGAATACTATAATAAGCCCACACCAGTTCTTAATGTGTGCTTTCTCGATATAGAAGTTGATTACGACAAAAAACGTGGTCACTCGACGATGGAAAATCCATACGCGCCAATTAACTCAATCTCATTATATAATAATTGGCAAAACCGTATGCTAGTATTGGCTGTACCACCGGATGAATATAAGGGGTCACGGGACGTAGCTACTATACTTGAAGAGATGGACAACATTGCTGCGCTGCCGACAGACTGTAAGGTTGAAGTAATACTATTCGAAAATGAACACGAATTATTATTATATTTCTTAAAAGAAATTGAAGACGCAGATGTTCTTTCTGGTTGGAACAGTGAATATTATGATATTCCAATGTTGGGCAAACGATTAGAATTGATGGGAACAAGATACTTTAATCAATTGTCATTTCCAGAGGGAAGACCACCGAGGTTTAAGGAAATAGAAATTAGCCATAGAGTTCAATTAGCGTTAGAACTATCTGGTAGAATAAGCGCGGATTATTTATTAATCTTTAAAAAGTATGAAGTGGTTGAAAGACCTTCATATAAATTAGAAATGATATCAGAGGAAGTTCTTGTTGATCCAGATACGGGTGAGTCTGTATTACCAAAATTAGAATATACTGGCGGTCTTGCAGATCAATACAGAAAAAATTTCATATGGTTCATTCGTTATAACCTTCGTGATAGTGAAATATTAAAAGGGTTTGAAGATAGATTAGGTTATATAGAATTGGCCAATCAAATGTCGCATCTTTCAACTGGATTATTCAAACATGTTACTGGTACTATAAAATTATCAGAATTGGCTGTAATAAACTATTGCCACTATGAATTAGATAACGTTATCGTTACAGATGTACGTATTCCAGAGTCGTCAGATAAAGCAAAAGGCGGGTTTGTACTATTACCACAAATAGGTGAACATGAATGGATAGGAGCGATAGATATTAACTCGCTGTATCCTTCTGTTATTCGTTCAAACAATATCAGTCCAGAAACTATCATAGGTCAGTTTTATGAAACGGCAAGGGCATATGAGGAAATAGGAAAGAAATCAGATGTTGAATTGACATTAGAATTTGAGACTGGTGAAAAATTAACAACGACTGCGGCTGAATGGCGCGAGGCACTTATAAACAAGAATTGGTGTATATCAGCATACGGAACTGTTTTTACACAAACCACACAAGGAATCATGCCTGCGATCATGGAAAATTGGTATTTCACTAGAAAAAAATACCAAAAAATGTATTGGGAAGCTAAACAAGCAGGCGATACAATAAAAGCAACATATTACGATAAACTACAATATGTTTACAAAATTAAATTGAATAGCTTCTATGGTTCTT